GTTCTATCAAGACGGCGATTGAGTCTGAACGCTCGTTGGGCGGTTCTGCGTTTGATTGTCGTGTCGAGGGCATGAGCAATGTTGGCAGTGTCACAATAGGGGATATAACTTATTTGGCGGCAGACTTCACTGTCACCGTTTACGGAAACTAGGAGAAAAACAAAATGGCAAAGCAGGTTTTCACTAACGCTGTCGTGACCGTAAACGGAACCGACTTGAGTGACCACATCGCCGCCGTGACGCTCGACACCTCGGCTGACGAGATCGAAACCACCGCTTTTGGAACCGCTGGCTGGCGTTCACGCGTTACCGGTTTAAAGGATGGTTCAATTCAGCTTGACTGGCACCAAGACTTCGCCACCTCGTCAGTTGATTCGGTTCTGTCATCGGCCTTTGGATCGGTTGGCACTGTTACGGTCATGCCGAACGGGACAGCCATTGGTGCCTCGAACCCTCGCTACACGATTTCAGCCGTCATTTCGAGCTATTCCCCCGTCGCGGGCAGCATTGGCGATTTGCTCACATTCAGCACCACTTGGGCTTTTGCGGGCCCGATGGCACGCGCCACAGCTTAAAGCTGTAAGATAGGTTTCATGGAACCTATCAACCTTGAAATTATCTTCAGCGATGGCACTGCCAAAACGGTTAGTGCTGTCGCTGTTGATTTGATGCGCTTCGAGGCTCACTTTGATATGAGCATTGCGGGCTTGGCTACACCTAAGCTGACGCACCTTTTCTTTCTGGCTTACTCGGTTGAGAAGCGCACGAAGGCTACTGAACTTGAGTTTGAGCCGTGGGTAGAGACTATCCAACTTGTTAAAGAAGGCAACTCAAAAAAATAATGCCCCTCGGGGCTTATTCGTTACACTGGTCGCTCGCACAGCTTTCATACGAGTTTAAGATTTCACCGCGTGAGCTGATGGAACTTGATCCGCGAATGTTGTGGACTATGCAACGCTATCTTGTCGCTGTGTCACGCTCACGCGCTGAGGGCGGTCAGTAGACTTGCCTCATGGTTGTTTCGGTTCGTGCTGAGGTTGACGCTCGCGACATGGCAAGAGTCGCGCGTGTCCTTCGCCGGGTTGATAAGGAACTGTTAAACGATTTGGGGCGTTCTATGCGTTCTGGAATTGGCGGCACCGCCCAACAGATTTCGGCAAGCGCAAACGCTAATGGTGCGCCTTTGTCGGGTATGACTAACCATAATGGGGCAACAAAATGGGGGCCCGTCAAAGCGAGCATTTCAACGCGCCCTGGTCGGTCACGCTTTGGTTGGGGTGACCTTGTAACAATCAACATGGATGCCGGGCGTACTTCACGCGGTATGTATATTTCAGAATTTGCCGGATCAAAAAACCCGAATGGTTCAGACGCGCGTGGTGCATGGTTTATTGGGATGCTGAATATTCGTGTTCGCGGTTGGCGAAAGGGTGGGCGTTATGTTTACAAAGCCTTCATGCCCTACAAGGTGAGCATTTACAATCTGGCAGAAAGTTTGCTTGAGAAGTGGACTAACCGCGTCAATGTTGAGTTGGAGAATATCTAATGCCATTACGCTTGCCAATCGTTTCAAAGTTCGATTCAACCGGAATTTTACAGGCACAAACCGGCCTTGACCGTCTTGGCGGTTTTGCTCGTAATGCTGGTGCGCTTGTTGCTGGTGCGTTTGCTGCCGCCGCTGTTGGCGTCGGGGTTTTTACGGTTTCTTCACTTAAGGCTGCTGATGAGTCTTGGAAAGTTAGCAAAGCCCTTGAGCAGGCCGCAAAAAACTCGGGTGTATTTGGGTCAACTGAAGCTGATATTAAAAAAGCTACTGATGCGCTAAAAGAACACGCGCAACAACTTGGTGAACTCACCGGCATTGATGATGAAGTTTTGTTGTCTATTGAAAAAACATGGATGGCTGTGCCCGAGCTTGTTGGGCTGGGCACTGAGGGTATCAAGAATCTTGCACGAGTGACTGCCGATGTTGCTGCCGGTACAGGCAAAGACATTGAAACCATTGGTTTGGCATTTATTAAAATTGCTGGCGATGAAGAAACGGCAATGAATAAGCTCGTGCGGTCGGGCGTTGTTTTTAGCGATCAACAGAAAGAAACTTACAAAGCCTTACTTGACAACAATGATTTGGTTGGTGCTCAGACTTATTTGATTGAGCAACTTAGCGACAAATATGAGGGCATGGCTGAGGCTGCCGCATCACCTCTTGACCGTATCAATCAGATGTGGACTAACTTTCAGGAGACTGTCGGCACCGCTTTAATGCCAACTCTCGAACTACTTGCGCCGCTAATTGGTTCTGCTTTAGCGGCTATGGTAGCTGACCCTGAATTTGAACAACTTATGGCTGATCTTGGTCAGTCTTTTGTTGACATGCTACCTAGTGTCAAAGAATTAATGCCGCAATTATTGAATTTTGCAGAAGTTGCTATTCCTGCGCTAATTGCAGTATTGCCCGGGATTACCGGGTTTATTGGCCTTTTGAATGATGCTTTTAATGGCTCAAGCACAGAATTACAAGATTTTAAAAAATTTCTTGAAATTATTTTTATTCCTTTACAAATTCTTATTGCCATCGTGGGTATTGCGATTGAAGTGGTCAAGGAAATATGGAAGCGTCTTGCTGACGCCGATATTCTGACAAAAATCATTAACCCTATTGAAAGCGCAAAGGGCGCATTTGAGGGACTTGCTAGGAGTATTAGTCAGGTAATTGACTGGTGGAACCAGCTTTGGGGCTTGCAGTCAAGCAAACCTGTTGGGCGAGTCAATTTCAATACCAGTGACGGCAACGGCGGGGTGAAGTTGGCTGCCGGCGGCGTGGTCATGCCCCGACCAGGGGGCACCCTCGCCACTATCGGAGAAGCGGGCATGGCTGAGGCTGTCATTCCGCTTGACCGTTTGGATCGGATGATGGGCAACCGTGGCGGTGGCGCAACCTATGTTGTGAATGTTAATGGCGGGCTGAATACCAGCGCCGATGTTGGGCGTGCCGTTGTTGATGCTATCAAGAAGTTTGAACGCGCTTCTGGCCCTGTGTTTGCAGGTGCGTAATGTCGCAAAAATTTACAGTTGAGCTTGAAGGCACAACCGGTTTTGTTCTTGATACGGACCGATTAAATACCGGGCAACTTGGTTATTTGTCGGTGGACATTACTGAGTATGTCCGCTCAATTAGCATTAAGCGCGGTCGATCCATCTCGCAAGATAAGTTCACCGCCGGTCAAGCAACGCTAACTTTGGATAACAGGTCGCGCATATTTGATCCGCAAAACGCATCTTCACCGCTATTTGGCGCGATTGTTCCGCGTCGAAAAGTAAACATTTACATGGAACATCGTCGAACAATTATGGGTGTTCCGCAGGCAACACCTCGACTGATGTTTATCGGCGTGATTGATGACTGGTCATTTTCTTATGACATTTCCGGTGACTCTATTGCCACGGTTTCATGTTCGGATGGCTTTAATGTTTTGGCTAACCAAATCATCACTCTGACATCGCCGACGGCTGAACTCAGCTCGTCTCGCATCACTCGTGTTTTGAATAACTCTCAAGTCGGCTGGACTGAAGGTTTTGTTTCTAATGGCGCTGCGATAACTTGCAACAATGCCAGTTATACGGGCGATGCCTTGTCGTACCTTCAGCAAATTGCTTTGAGTGAGCGCGGATACTTGTTCATTGGGACCTATGGAGAGATTCAGTTTTTAGGCTGGAACTATTTTGCCTCACCTGTCGAGTACCAACGATTTAGTGACGGCTCAGATGGAAAATCGGGTATGCCGTTTACGAACATCGAAGTGATTTATGGTGCGGATCAGCTTTACAACTATGTAACCGCGGTCAGCCCGGCAGGCACAGTCGTGTCGCAAAATACTTTATCGCAACAGGCTTATGGGATTTCTGCTGTCGATTATCAGTTGCTAACTTCTGGAACAGCTCAAATGCAGTTAATGGCTGATGTAATGACAAGCAACTATGCAGAACCGCGCTACTTGGTCAGCTCTTTGACCGTCAGCGGTGACGATCCATATTTTGATGCCACCAACAATGGCTTGCTGACTGAAATCGGCAATTATGCGAGCGTCTTTTTTACGCCTAACCTGGTGGGCAGTAGCATAAGTACATCCGGCTACATTATTGGTGTTGATATTTCTGCAACTCCGTCGAGCTCACAGTTTACTTATTCATTTTCCGGTGTTGAAACCCGTTCGGTTATTTAGGAGAAATCATGGCTGGTGCAGGTTGGCGGCAGTTTGTCGCCGGTGAAGTTTTAACCGCCGCTCAGGTGCAGGATTATTTGCAGGATCAGGCTGTGATGGATTTTGCATCAAACGCTGCGCGAACCTCGGCTT